GTGCATTTGGCAGAAGGATCAGAGGATATTGTAGAGCCATCAAAATCTATGCAGGTAGATACAACTACAAAAGGTTTAGATCTTTTTACAATCGATAACTTTAAAGACAAAGCAGAAATATATGTAGGTGCATTATATAATGGTGCTTTGCCAACTGCAGATATTAAATCTGCATTAAATAAATTTACACAAAAAGGAATAGACGATGGCACGTTCAGTGCTGACGACGCAATTAAAATTGTACAAGATTTAAAATTTCAATTTCAAGACAGAGCACAGAAACAAAGATTACGTGGAGTTGTACCTGAAGGTATTGGAACTGTTAAACGTGAAGATCTTGCTGGTGGCACAAAATTAATGGACGAATATTTAGGTGCACAAAAAGAATATCAAAAAGCAGTAGATGATGGTTTTCAAGGAACCTTCGAAGAATTTCTAAGATACAAATCTTCAGGTTCTTTTGCAGATGGAGGACGAGCTAAATTTGGAGATGGAACTATTACACCTGTTTTAAAATTAGGAGCAGTTGTTAAACAAGATCCTAGATTAGTAGAGCTATTTAATAAAGGTAATTTGTATCATTTAAGATTAGGAAAAGATAAAGTTGTTAGCTATGGAACTCAAAAAGAATTAGAAGAAGTTTTTAAAAATAGAACTACAGCTGGTGGAGATGTCAGAGCAGATTTAGAACTTAAAAAATATAAAAAAAATTTTTTACCAAGAAATAAATTTTTAAAATTTTTGCAAGACAAAGGTATTCAAGCAACTACAATTAATCCAAAAGTATTTGCTCAACGATATGGTTTAAAGTTTGAACCCAACCCTTATTTTAAAGGTGATGTAATTGTAGATGTTAGTAAATTAAAAAATCAAGATTTTGTAGACGGTATTATTAAAAGACAAGTGGCTTCTGGTTTTGGAACCGATGAACAAAAACTTCAATTTAGAAAATTTGATGATGATTCTGTCATGCGTCGTTATTTTAATAAACTTAGAAAAAATATGCAGAAAAAATTTAGTGTTAGAAAAATCGAAGAATTATTAGCAGCTAATAAAGCATCTGGATTAAATCTGTCTCACATGGATGATTTATATAGTCAATATGTAACGACTAGAAATTTAGGATATGTTCCAAAAGATTTTAACACTCAAGAGTTAGATAAATTTGATAAAGAATTTAGAAAAATTTATAAAAAAAGAAATAATCTATTTAAAAACAAATCAACAGGTTGGGAGCAAAAAGTTGCTAAATTAAATAAAGATGGAGTTACTTTAGCAAAAGCATCTGATGGATTTAAACAATTTATAGTTAAAAAACCGGATGGTAAAACTAGAGTGGTTGGTGTTGATCTATCAAAAACAATTGACCCTGACGATCTTTTAAAAGGTAAAAGAATAAAAGATTTATCTGATGAAGACATAGAATTATTAATTGAAAATAAAAATAAAATTATAAAAGGAACAAATCAAGCAACTTGGAAAAAATTATTAAAAAGTTTTGGAAAAAAATTACCTTTAGCTGGAGCTATATTAGGAATTAATGAAGTGGCTAATGCTGTAGAGGCTGGAGTTACAAATCCGGTGGACTTATTTGCTGCATATCAAATAAGTGCAGATGCGGCTATAGAGGGTAAAAAATATAGAGAAGATCCAGAGTTTCGTAAAAAATCTAGAGCTAAGACATTTTCAATACCTTTAGACGAAGGAACGTTTGAAGCGATAGATGAACAAACATCAGCATTCGGGAAATACAATGACCAAATCAAAAACATCAAGCTACCCTAAGTACTGGCTCCTGCCGCCTGAATCAGGACCCACGCCTCAGGGGTTGAATATTAATTATAATACTGTTAAAACAGTCAAATTGGAGAAAATAAATGGCAGACAAAATAGACAAGTCCTTGACGCAAGGTCCAAGAGGCAGCGTTAATATTCCCGGTGAAGAAGAGATTACAGAAGCAGTAGAAACTTCTGTTGAGGCACAGGAACAAGCACCAGGGCCAGTAGAAGTAACAGAACAAGAAGACGGATCAGTAGAAGTAGATTTTGATCCAAACGCAGCATCACCAGAAGGTGGTGATGAGCATTACGCAAACTTAGCAGAATTTTTACCAGACGAAGTATTAGATGAATTAGGATCTGACTTAACAGGTAAGTATCAAGACTATAACGCATCAAGAAAAGATTGGGAGCAAAGTTATACAAAAGGTTTAGACTTACTTGGTTTCAAATACGACATGCGAACAGAACCGTTTCAAGGAGCTTCAGGTGCAACTCACCCAGTTCTTGCAGAAGCAGTCACACAGTTTCAAGCATTAGCTTATAAAGAATTATTACCAGCAAACGGACCGGTGCGAACACAAGTTGTTGGTGCACCTAATCAACAAAAAGCACAACAAGCAGAACGTGTCAAAGATTATATGAATTACGAGCTCATGGAAAAAATGGAAGACTATGAGCCAGAATTTGACTCAATGCTCTTTTATCTTCCTCTAGCAGGTTCAGCGTTTAAAAAAATTTATTACGATGAGCTTGAACAAAGAGCAATGTCAAAGTTCGTACCTGCAGATGATTTGATTGTCCCGTACTCAGCTACCTCATTAGAAGATGCGGAGGCAGTCATTCACCGGGTTAAGATTTCTAAAAACGATTTAAGAAAACAACAGGTTGGTGGTTTTTATTTAGATATAGAATTAGGCACACCAGGCTATGAAGAAAACGATGTTGAGAAAAAAGAAAGAGAACTTGAAGGTCAAAGAAAATCTAAAGACGATGACATTTATACTTTGTTAGAGTGTCATGTTAATTTAGATCTTGAGGGTTTTGAACATACTGATGATCAAGGTGAACCATCAGGAATTAAAATTCCATACATTGTAACTGTAGAATTAGCGACAAGAAAAGTTTTATCAATTAGAAGAAATTACGAAATTGGAGATCCGAAGAAAAGTAAAATAGATTACTTTGTTCATTTTAAATTTTTACCTGGATTAGGTTTCTATGGCTTCGGTCTCATCCATATGATTGGTGGTCTGTCTAGAACTGCAACAGCAGCTCTTCGTCAATTATTGGATGCGGGTACGCTCTCCAACCTACCCGCAGGATTTAAAATGCGTGGCATCAGAATCAGAGATGATGCGCAATCTATACAACCTGGTGAGTTTAGAGATGTAGATGCTCCTGGTGGTAACTTAAAAGATTCATTTATGATGTTGCCATTTAAAGAACCATCTGCAACGTTATTAAACTTAATGGGTATTGTAGTACAGGCTGGTCAAAGATTTGCATCGATCGCAGATTTACAAGTTGGTGATGGCAATCAACAAGCTGCTGTTGGTACAACGGTTGCTTTGTTAGAGCGAGGATCAAGAACGATGTCAGCTATACACAAAAGAATTTATTCATCTCTTAAAAAAGAATTCAAATTATTAGCAAGAGTTTTCAAGTTATATCTACCGCCGGAATATCCGTACGACGTAGTTGGGGGTCAAAGGATGATTAAACAACAAGACTTTGATGATCGGGTAGATATTGTGCCAGTTGCTGATCCCAACATCTTTTCACAAACTCAGCGTATTTCCCTCGCGCAAACGGAGTTGCAACTGGCAACGTCAAATCCACAAATGCATAATATGTACAACGCGTACAGAAATATGTACGAAGCGTTAGGTGTAAAAGACATCGATCAACTGTTGGTAAAACCACAACCACCAGCGCCACTTGATCCAAGTATGGAAAATATCATGGCGCTATCAGGAAAACCTTTTCAAGCGTTTCCTGGTCAGGATCACAGAGCACACATAACTTCGCATTTAAATTTTATGGCTACAAACATTGCTAGAAATAACCCTATGGTTACAGCTGCTATGGAAAAAAATATTTTTGAACACATATCATTAATGGCACAAGAACAGATTGAGTTAGAGTTTAGAGATGAATTACCACAAATGCAGATGATGGCACAGAATCCACAGATGCAGATGCAACTACAAGAAATGCAACAAAGAATCGAAGCTAGAAAAGCTGTGTTGATTGCAGAAATGATGGAAGAGTTCTTAAAAGAAGAGAGACAAGTTACATCTGGTTTTGGTAATGATCCAATTGCACAGTTAAGAGCAAGAGAATTAGATCTTAGAGCTATGGATAATCAACGTAAGAGAGCAGAAGGACAAGAAAAAATTAATCTTGACCGTATGAAAGCGATGATGAACCAGTCTGACAAGCAAGACAAGTTAGATCAAAACGAAAAATTAGCAAAACTAAGAGCTGATACGTCAATTGAAAAAACAATCTTGAGCAAATCTATACCAAATGTAGATAAAATGATGCCAAGTGTTGAAATAGAAAAATACGAAGGAGAAAATCGATGATGAAAAAGAAAAAAATGAAGGTAAAAAAGAAAAAATCTTTCCCTGATGTGTCTGGTGATGGAAAAATCACAAAAAAAGACATTTTAATGGCTAGAGGAGTAATACCTAAAACTAAAAACGGCATGAAGAAGAAAAGAAAATGACAAAAGGTCAAAAAAAGGTTAAAAAGGTCATGAAAGAGTTCAAAAAAGGAACTCTTAAAATTGGTGGCTCTGATAAAAAAGTAAAAAATCGTAAACAAGCGATTGCAATAGCTTTAAACAGAGCTGGTATAAGTAAAAATAGGAGGACAAATGGCAAAAAAAGACGATAAGTTTTTTACACAGTCAGTTGACGTAAGTATTCCGTCTCAAAATATTGAGTTGGACCCTAGATCTGTAACAACTGCAGATGGTATGCAAAGAAACTACATACCAACTGGAGATGAAACAGAAGTAAGAGGTACAAAGAGAATGCTTAAGGATAAAAAGAAAACAGCTAAGTGGTATTAGTATGTGGTTTTCGGCAATTAAATTAGCCGTATCTGCAGGTTCAAAAATTTATGCGAACAAGCAGAAGGCAAAGATGGCAATGTCGGACGCACAGCTATTGCATGCTGAAAGACAAGCTCGAGGTGAGGAAGCTTACCAGGGCAAACTGTTAGAAGCGCGTCAGTCGGACTGGAAAGACGAGGCGGTCCTCATAATTTTAAGTATGCCCGTGTTGGTGCTGGCTTGGGCAGTCATCTCGGATGATCCGACTGCGATGGACAAAGTAAAATTGTTCTTCGACATGTTCTCCCAGCTCCCGTCATGGTTTACAAATTTGTGGATCCTTGTCGTGGCGTCAATTTATGGTATAAAGGGTACACAAATTTTTAGGAACGGAGGAAAAAAATAATGCCTAACAAACGATTCAATAAACAAGTTCCAGGTTTTGGTTTTAGATCTGGTGGTCGTGCCATGAAGATGGGCGGCGGAAAAATGATTTCTGGCAAAGCTAGAAAAGATGAAGCTTCTGGTTTTTATGATCCTGACATGGGAATGAAAAGCGGAAAAATGTTTAAAAAAGGAGGAGCCGTGAAAAAAGTTGGTAAGAAAAAACAAGGCTACAAAGATAGAAAAGATGAATCTATCGCAATGAGAATCAAAAAGAAAAGAACTCCTGCACAGTTAAAAGCTAGCAGAGATGAGTCTTACGGTAAGTTTGGTTCTAAGATGAAGAAAAAAGGCAAGATCAATAGATAATGTCTAGTAAAAAAAATCTTCAGAAAATGTTGAAGATGCTTCAACAAGGTAAGAAGAAAAAGAAACCTACAAAGCCTTCTGCACGTTTGGAGGCTTTGAGAGGAAAAAAATATTTTAGACGTGGAGGTAAAGTATAATGGCAGGTCCAGGTTTATACGCTAACATTCACGCTAAAAGAAAACGTGGAGGCAAGATGCGAAAAAAAGGTGCAAAGGGTGCACCAAAAGCATCTGACTTTAAAAGAGCAAAACAAACAGCAAGGAAAAGATAATGACTAAACTATGTCCAAGAGGTAAAGCGGCAGCGAAGAGAAAATTTAAAGTTTACCCGTCTGCATACGCGAATGCATACGCTAGTAAAATCTGTGCTGGTAAGATCAAAGATCCATCTGGTGTGAAGAGAAAAGATTTTAGAGGCAGCAAAGCCGAGGGTGGATTAATGGAAGCAACTGCTAGACTAAAAAGACAGGGTTTAGGCATGGGAGGCTCTGTTTGCAAGATAGCTAAAAGAGGACAAAACAGAGACGCTATCGGAAAGAATTCTTAATGCCATGGCAAAGAACG